TAACACGGCGACTTACGAGAAGGGTTCCAATGGTGCCACCCAGGTGTATAAGCATCTCGCTTATACTAGGGCGGAGCGACTTGGCAAGGCTCGCAAGGCAATATCGGATCGACTGTTCGGTGCGCTGGCAGAAGCTGCAGGCATACGACCGACTTCCTGGAACAATCAGGAGCTGACGGCGGAAATACTCCGGGGGGAGGAGTACTACCAGACCCGTGAGCTCATTCCGATTGCGGAAAGTCAGGTTGCTCGGCAGATGCTGCGAACGCCCCGAAAGAGGCCCTTATCCGAACTCTTTCCGTATGTTGCAAAGAACATTGCTCCGAAGAACAAGCTTTGCAACATTGTGCCTATTCATGGGCCGGACGGAAAGATTCGAGTCATCACTGTCCATCACAGTAGCGTGTCTTGGTGCGCACGCGCCATGAGTCACTTCCTATTCCCACTCCTCAAGGATCTGGTAGTTACTCGTGACGTGTTACGCAACCGCGAGGTCACCCTAACAGGTGAGAGGAACAGTTTGCTCTATTCTGCGGACCTCTCCAAGGCCACTGATCCAATCTCGATTCCGCTCGCGAGGTTCGTGCTCGATGAGACTGTCAAACTTGTAGGTAAGCCTACGTGGTTCGACGACGCTCTCGACGCTACGATTTCCGAGCAGACGTGCGTCACCGACGCGAAGACTGAGACTCGTACGCTAAAGTGCGGCGCACTCATGGGTCTAGGCCCAGGGTGGTTCGTACTCTGCGTGTTGAACGCCTTTTGCGCTTGGCGCGCAGGCGCTACGAAGAGAAGCTTCGCTGTCTGCGGTGACGATCTGATTGGACTGTGGTCTAAGACAGTAATCGATCGATATGAGATCATGCTTGAGGTGCTGGGGCTTAAGGCAAATAAGTCCAAGTCGTTCCGGAGTGAACGAGGTGGGGTCTTCTGCGAGCGGTTTGTCCGTCGCACAGGGCCTACCACAGCAACAACAGAGGCATGTCTCCGTCTTGGAGAAGCAGTTGCAATGAAGGCAAGAGCTGGAAGGAACGAGATGACGGTCGTAGACACGCTGAGTAAGGAACAAGGTCCGCTCAGCGATCTCGCCCGTCGTACTGCTGCACAAATCGCGCCCAGGGTGAAAGGAGTCCCAGGGGCGTTCCGCGATGGTGGCTGTGGCAGAGGCAAAGCCTCTGCGGCTACCGTGGCTTCGTATTTCCTATACGGCCCGATTTCTCTAACAGAAAATCTGATGGAGAAGAAGGGTCCGCAACAGGAAC